GGGTTGCTGTGGTGTTGCACGTCAGCACTGCTGCTGTCAGATACATCCCCACGTACGGGCCGTTGTCGCTCCCGGCTACTATCTGGATCGATGGTATCTCCGTCCTGAACGGTAGGCTCTGAACTGCTGTTGGATAGAGCCCGATGTCCGGGACCCGGATGTCCTTGTACTCGAAGGGGTTGAGGATCGACGCCACATATGCTTGGGCGTTTTTCTGCAGGTCGTTCCTCACCCTTTCCCTGTTGTTGGCCCTCAGGACCACTTTGTTTCTGTTGAGCTTCGCGTTGCGGCTCATTGTCAGGTTTGTTGCCTGGCTTGTCGTATTGCTCTACGATCGGCCCCTGTCCGCCGGGGGCCGTGACCAGGCCAAACTCTCTATCTAAGATGTATCCTTCGGTGAGCTTCGGCTCGCCGTAGGAGCCCAGCCTCCCTTCAATAAAGCATCCGATGCTGGAGATGTTGGTTAGGTTCACCATGAGGGTGTCGAACGGAATTTCCGGGACAACCATCTGTATGTACGATGACATCCAGGGTTCACGCTTGTTTGGGTACCTGTGGTCCCAGCCCTGCTTGACGACCTGCTCCACCAGCCAATTGGTGGTGTGGGTCGGTTTGTAGCCGGAGCTGGGGTGCTTGGTACCGCTAACTCGCAGGACCTTGTTGGCTATGTCACCTATGATCGGTGTTTGGTCGTCCAGGAACAGTCTACAGACGCTCTTGGCTACCAGCATCGTCTGGGGATCCCTGCACTTCGGCATGAAGTGCCAGGTGCCCAGAACTTTGCGAGGTTCACTCATGGAATTGGGGTTGCCGTCCCACACACTTGGACCGTAAACTCTGCCAAGAAACTTGACAAAATGGTGTGGCTTGCGCCGTGTCAGTGCGTTGGCTGTGTCTTCTTGTGTGAACGAGTCAATTTTCAACTTAAGTCCTAACTCTTCGGCTACGGCCTCATAAGATTGGGGTGGGTCTGGTGTCAGTCCGTCGTCACCGCCATAGAGGCCCAGCCGGGACATGATGGCGTCGAGGGCGGCATCAGGGGAGTCGCGGCGGAAGGCTGCAAAGGCGACGAAGGCGTTGAGCAAGGTGTTGCTGACAGACGTGTCCGGTGCACCTGAACACCGTGCCGGACCAGTGTTGTAGCTGAACTGGCCGTGGGGGTCATACATGGTGCGCCCTGACATGAGCCTGAGGATGCGTTTGACTTCGTCCCGTTCGTCGGCTTCGTAGAGCTTTGTGATGAAAATTGATTCGGCTTCCCGGCAGGCGACGGATACAGTTCCGTCGAACCTGGAGAAGTCTGTGACACAGCAAGTTTTGGCTTCGTCGCACATCTCGGC